TTACCATCAAATCACGATCCGTGTAGTTACCACTCTCTTTTGCCATCCTTATCATAATATTGAATGCTGCAAACATCATCATGGGAGACATCGTCAAATCGTATTTCGAATAATCTCCAGCCAAGACTCTATGTCGTCCATATTTCATGATATAGTCCTTAAGTTCTTGCCATTCCTGACTACACGAATTCACACCTACAGCACATTCGGAGAGCAAGGGAAAAATCGATAACACTCTGGCTACTGGTAAAAAGTACCTCCGAATAGCGAGTTGTAAAGCCATGGGAGCACTCTCGAAGACTCTCACCTTATCTGAGGTCAATTCCGTTGCCTCGTCTTTCAAACATGCTTTGAAAATGGAATAACATCGTTCTCCCTTGAGAAAACATTCCTCCATTCTATCAACTTCATCCCAAAACATGGGATCTACGTCGACAGGATCGGCATGATTCTCAGATTCTACTGGAACGTACCATGAATCTTTCCTTCCTGACAAAGGCATTCCTGGTGAGGTACCACCTTTCATTCTATCAATGAACCTACATCCATCTATACCAGAAACAGTTTCAACACGTGATAAAGGTCTAAGACCTTTTCTCACCCAATCCTTATTTCTGATTTTCCGTAGAAAAGGTTTAATGTAATCTTCCACGGCATATTCTAATAGATCGGCCCTCATTCCAATACTGGGGTGTGCTATATATTCCAGGGTTTTCTGATACGGATAGTGCCCCTTTGATGCATCATTCTTCAATTTTGGTGGTCCCCATTTGTTAGGTACTCCAAATAATTGCTCTACATCATCGGAGAAAATTGTGGGTTCAACAGCAGATACTGGAGTTGCTCTACCGATAACTTGACCAAAATATCTCAAATGTGCTCCTGGTGATAAGAAATTTACAGCACTTTTTGGATGTATTGATGTACTCTGGAAATATTCGACACCATACTGCTTCTTCAAAAGTACACCAGTAGAGGTTGACGGAAACACAACTGGTTTCTTTTTCAATTCCTCAATCGATGTTTCTAATTGATGGCGTGTAATATACCCAAGAGCACCTGTAGTGTTATATCCTGCCAAATGAAGGCCCGTAATAAAACCATTGACCTTCTGAGCTAAATGTACTCCTCCACACAATCCAGGAAAGGTTCCTTCTTTGAATGAATACGTAGCTCCATCATATATTATATTCAATGAATCTGTCATATCGATAGGAGCAGGATTAACCTTTTGGTCATATGTATGCACCATTCCATCTTTATCCTTATATATAAGCTTAGTCACACATTCAGTTAACTTGCCATTAGGAAATAGATGCATTATATTGGCCCAATCCCCGCCATTTGGTATCCATGCCAGTGCAAAGTCTGTGCCTGGGATATGCACCGAGGTACGTCTTTGCAACAAAGCGGGGAAATTGGGACCCACTGTATTAGGATCCTGTCGTATAAATTGAGCTGTTTGAACATCTTCTGCTTGAACAAAGTGATTAGGTAAAAGAACTATATTGCTACATAGAAATAGACCATTGCAAAAGCGTCTTCTACGAGTACCATCTTTTTCATACATGACACTGACATGACAAAGATTTTTAGCAATCTTTCTCTCCTGCTGATCTAATGTCATCGTTTTCGACTCTTGCGTAATGTCTAATTCTTCAACCGTAGCAGTTGCCCATATACACTTTTCGGCATCTCTTTCTGCCAATTCTTCTTGCGTGCTTGGACTCAAAGACCCTTGAGGGCCTAAAGGTTTTGCTAGACGATACAGTTTTGCCGCAGTTAAAATTGCTGCAGCAACTATACAAGTACCAGCTAACCATTTTTTAGAGTCCTCTCGCATTTCACGAACTCTATTTGCTACCATATCAGGTCTGTTTGTTATTAGTTCATATCCAGCCACCTTCAACTGGTGAGCAAAAGATGCGGCCTTCAATAAACAAAACATACTAGCTGATGCAAAGAAAAAGCAGAAGAAAAGAGCTACCAATACTAATGACTGTGGTCCATAATACGCATACTGTCCACACATCCACAGCATAAAAATAGATATCACCGTACACAGAAAAGAGAGTGTATA